ACATTCAGATAATGGGACCAATAGAAGCCTCAATATGGACAGTAGTGGCCATAGTAGTAATATTAGCTTGGATTAATTCAAGTGGTATAGATGAAGATAATTTTCACAGATAAACAAAAATAAATGAATAGACCAGATAGATTGCTTGATTCACCGGAGTATCAAGCATGTCGTAATCAATTAGACTTATTGAATAACTTAGTAATTAAAAATGAAACTGATGCTTTAAATGCTATTAGAGAGTTATTAAGACTTGAAGAGACAATGACAGCTCTTAAGCCTTTAATAGCTGATCCGGCAGTACAAGCTAATAGTAATCCTATGCATATATTGAATCTTATTGTAGATTCTAAAGATGCAACCAGGAAGATTATTGAAAGCTTACCTGGATTTAATCCAGATATTCATGGTAAAGCCATGGATAAACTTGATGAACAGTTTATGCGTCCTCAAACATTTGATGGCAGTATGCTTGAAATCAAAGAGGATATTAAATTTAAGTTTAAACAACTAAATTATGATAAAAATTATAAAAGTAACAACATTCTTTGAAATAGTGTTGGCAATAGTATTTACCGTACTTACATTTGTATGGTTTGATTGGAAATTATATGTACTATTAGTTGTATTTGGAACATATATAAATGTAATGCAACTTAATGTAAAACTTAAACAACTAAAAGATGAAGAAACTAAGATTATTAGTGACAAAGAAGTGTGATCGCAAATGTCCTGGTTGTTGTAACAAGGATTGGGATCTAGATGGGCTTGAGGAGGCCACAGATGATGAATTACTCAGCTATGAGGAAATACTAATCACCGGCGGAGAACCTCTCTTATACCCTGATGAATTTGCTAAATTACTAGCAAGGCTAGATGTATTCGCATATCATGTCAAGAAGTATGTGTATACAGCAAGAACTAAGAGTCCTGGTGTGTTTGCTGCAGTTATAACCATTGTAGATGGTATCACTGTAACATTACACAAACAGAAGGATGTTGATGATTTTAATTTATGTATTGATTTCTTAGATAATACTCATGTAGATTACAAGAAGAAATCATTGAGATTAAATATCTTCAAAGGTATTGACTACTCATCCATAGATACAACCAATTGGGATGTTAAGGATGAAATGGTATGGATAAAGGATTGTCCTCTACCAACCGATGAGGTATTCAAGAAAATGATCATTAAATAATGGAGAGACAAGAACTTATTGGTAAGATACATGATATTCATGGTAAAATCTATGACAAAGTACCATTTATCAATAATGGTGGTTGTGCCAGGTTTGCATTACATGCTCATGTAGCATTAAACAAGCTTGGCATTAAAAACCAAATGAGAGTTGAACTTGGGTATAATGATAATTGTTCTATTATGCAGAAAAAGAAGGATATTAAGAATATTGATAAACTACATGAGCTTGATAAAGAGGGATTAGCTTTTAATCACACTTGGATCTATATCCCTAGCATGGATATTAACTTTGATGGAGAAATTATAACCACTGAAGGTAAATACTTTAACGGAAATACACATCATGGATCTTATAATGAAAAACAAATGAATACTATTATTATGGTAGGTAATTGGAATAAGAATTATGATGTTAGACATAACAAGAAATTATTACAAATAGTATCTAAAACATTAAAATAAACATGAAAAAACTATTATTACTCGCAGTATTGTTGCTTACAATAAGCATGACTGCACAAACATTCTCTTTAGAGAAGATTGAGATTGGAGAGAATCAGTTCACTCCACAAAGAGGAACTATTATTGTATCAGAAGATATAATTAATATTGAATTTAATGCAAGCAAAAGTGGTAAACATTTTCAATATGCTTTAACTGTATTAGAGACAAGGAAGATAGGGCTTCAGATGTATCAATATCATATTGCTCCTCAAGGTGGAATAGAATATGTTATAGGTATTGCTCAAGAAAATGATGTTTACTTTATGATTGTCATGCTATATGACACCATTAATGAAAAGACATTAACAATAACTTATACACTTAGATTAATAATATAAGCAGACTTGAGACACCTGCTTCAGACACATATCAAGGTACCTTCTTACCGAACATAGACGCAACCCTACTTTCCAGTCTTATGTGTCAAACTTTTACTTACTGTTGTTATTTAAGGGGAGCGCAACAGTATTAGATAGCTTCCGGGATATTGCCACAAGTTTGGATTAGTACAAGATTCCCGGGGCTAAAATCTACAGTATGCGTACAATAGTGGTCCAATTACTGGAAAATCTATGTATAAGGGGCAGAACAACTATATAGTTATGGTCACCCGAAGCATACTGAGTCTACAACGTGTAATATCTAGAAAGGATTTAAAGGAAGGCGTGGCGCCGCCCTAAGCACGTTGAGTTCTAACTAAGCATTTCTACTGACTCGGTCACTGTACATATTATGTCACACCGTAGTCCACCGAGATGCTTAGAAGATATTTTTTTAGTTAGTTGTTTATGGGAGAGCGAAATATTAGTAGCTCTCCCTTATTTTTAAAGTTATGGATGAAATAAAGAGAGGATTTAAATTTAGAAATATAAATAGTCAGAATGAGTATGAGATATTAAGGACTACAAGGAAGTCTTGGATCCTAAAGAGAATAGATGTCTATGCTGGTGAAAGTGGTGAGATTGGTATGTCTCATGATGCATTAAAAAAAGGAATAAAGCATGGGTTCTTTGAAGACCTTGATAAGAAGTATAATCGAATTAAACTTAAATTTTAAATAAATGGTATTAGTAGAAATAATAGCAATTATAGCTGGAGCCGTATTATTAGCTTTAGCTATAGAAGGAGGGATAGATCTCTTAGTAAAGAGATTTAGTTGTAGACACTTTTTAGTGTGGTACGAAACAGAGAACATTAAAAGTACTCTTGAAGTTGAAACAGATAGAGGAGAATATGTTGAACTACAATTGATGAAAGATTGGATTAAAGAAGACTCAGGAGATAAACAAGTTTTTGTTACACAAATTATGGAGATTTCTAAATCAGATCTTAAAGATTGGGATAGGAATATAAGAGATGAGGATGATGAGCCTCTTGAAAAACCATCAAAGGAAAGTAAGTAAATTTAATTAAATATATATATGTATACAGAAGCACAATTAAACGGCAAGAATAAAGGCCAAGTGATTGTTATTGCATTAAATGCAATAGCTAGTTTAGACGCACTTAACAATGCGCCAGCAACTCCAAATGCTGTAAAGGGAGCAATGATCAATCTAAAGCGTGAGATTGGTTTATCAAAGGAACGCACAACAATAGCTAATAATGATTTCAAACTAGCTAAAAGTCAATTAGAAGAAGACAATAAGAAAGCAATTGCTGAATTGGAGCTTAAATACCAGGCTTCAACCGGTGAAGATCAAACTGAATTGATCAAGCAATTTACTGAACTTCAGAACAAAATTGAAAAAGCTAAAAAAGATTTAACTTTTGGATTGGAAGTAGCTCAGTTGGAACATACTGAAGACATGGAAAGTATCAAAGGTTCTCTTTCTAAAGCTAAAGATGATCAAGTAGATACTCTTGGAACTTATATAGAAGAAGTTGCTGATGCAAAGAATGATGCTATTTCAGAAATCAAATCTATTGAAGGTACTCAAACTCGTAGAGTAGAGCAATTGTTGTATGACAATAAGATTGCTATCCGGGATGAGGATGAGAAATACATCACAGTTATTTGTAAGAAATTGAATCTTACTGCAGTGGATACTGATGATTACAATGAACTTGAAGCATTCAAAGCAGCAGATGCTAAAGAAGTTGAAGCTAAGATTACTGATGCTGTTAATCAAGCTACTTCAGTAGTTCATAGAACTGAAGGTGCTAAATATGGTTCTCTTAAGTCTTCAAGTGATAATGCAGCAGCATTAGCTAAGTTAACCATTGATAACCTTGATGGTAATCTTAAAGCAGCTTCTTAAAGCAGCTAATACTCGTATTGGTGATCTTGAAACAAGATTGAATCAAGTGCCTCAACAAATTGCAACAGCAGTTGAAGCAAGTCAATCTAATGTTACCGTGTCACAAGACGCTGGTAAGAAATAATAGTCTACTTTATATACACGGAGGTTGTCGTCTAGGATTTAGGACACCATTCAGGGAAGCAGGAGTGTAAGTCTCTTGGGGCCTTTGATGTGTATATAAAGTGTATTATAACAGCGAGTATTCCTCTATAGAGGAATGAAAAGAAGCTTTAAGTGGACGCTTGCTGTTTTAACATACTATCTGTAATCAATTTCAAGTAGACTTTAGAGCTACTAACAATAACAGTAAGGTAACGCCCTATTGGGTACTTAAAAATAAAACAGACAACTTTGATGCGAGAGTATTTAATGGTGGTCATAATAAACTTTAACTATGAATAAAAAAGAAACATATGGTGTCTTAACAACAGGTGCCGGTACTATTGATGAAACAAAGCGTAACATAGTAGGTGTCGTGGAATTAGAATTAAAAGACAGGATATTACATCTATCTGAAATAGATGATGGATCATATTTAATATCCACAAAACCTCTTAATGGTAGTGATCTTGCTATAACAGAAATGTGGGTATCAGAGGTTACATTACATGGAATCTTAGCGTTAATTCTATCATTATTTAGTTCAACTGGTGTTGATGAGAATGATTCAATAGAATTATTAAAAAAGAGTGGTCTTAAACACATAAAATTGACTGAAAATTATACTCCACCAGAAGGTGAGAGTGAACAATCGTAATAAATCCAGGATGACCTGGTTTTTGAATCAATGTACAATGTATACACGTTGTATCAATTCATGCTGGCACGTTAGATCAGTATATAGATAGGATGGCTTTAACGCCACCAAACATTAGACAACAGAGAAGGGTCATAATGGCCCTTTTCACTAAAAAAGAAAACATGTTAAAGATTAGAAAGCATAAGGATATTAGATAGGATGGCTTTAACGCCACCAAACATTAGACAACAGAGAAGGGTCATAATGGCCCTTTTCACTAAAAAAGAAAACATGTTAAAGATTAGAAAGCATAAGGATATAGGTAGTAGAATATCTTCTACACATAAGGTTGATAGAATGGAAGTTCTATGGATCTCTCAAACAGGAAGACAGACATATATTGCTGATATGGATTCTAATCATATCAACAATACAATAAAGAAAATTGAGAGAGGAGAACAAGAGGATAGAAGACACTTTCTTGCAATATTAAAGGATGAATTAATACTAAGACTAAACGTAAAATATGGAAGCTGAAAAAATAGAATTTAAGGACTTTGAAAAGTCAATATCAACAGAAGAATTTATAGCTGTATTAGAGATAATGAAGGCTATTCACAACAACTTCGAGAAGGCGTTAGTGGATAGATCTGATCGTGCTCAGAAGTCAGTAGAAAACCTTGAGACATTAGAGAAGACTCATGGTAAATATTCCCAGAAGTTAATGGATGCTCGTAAGATCCATAAAGGTCTTGAGAGTGTAATAAATAAAGACATATCAAATGGTTTCTCTGTATATTTACAGAACTATGATGGTATCGTAGAGTTCTTAACCAGATTTGGAAAGATAGGATCTGTTAGAACATATGATATTACACCATTTATAAAGAAACATATTGGAAAATCTACCGTATAGGTAAGAGGATATGCTTGCAGAAGCAAGTAGGCAGCAGGAATGCCTTCGTACTCGAAAGAGATACGTCGTAATTGAAGAATATTGTACAAGGGAGGCGAAAGAGTCTCCCTATATTTTAATTAAAAAACAACAAAATAACAATGGGATTATTTAAGAAAAGACCTCCTTTAGATTCAAGGGATGAATTACAACTACATAAGATAGAAATATCTGCAATGTGGTCAGAAAGAGAACAAAAATTTGTATCATATGATGTGATGCATGTTGAAGGTGAAGTCAATAGATTAGCCGGGTTAATGCACAAAATAGGTACACATGAACCTGTTATTGCAAGGATGATAGAGAAAGCTTATAAAGGGCCAGATTTAATCAATAAAAAACCATCCACAATAGAAGAACACATTAAATCTATTCCTACCAACCCGGGGTCAACGGGTAAAGCTATTTCGGATATGACACCTGAAGAAATAGAAAAATTCATTAGAGATAATGATATGAATGCTCAAGATGACTAGCTATGTCAAGATGGAAAGAAAATGGTAGATATAGGAAAGAGTATAACTGGAAGAAAGTACAAAAGGAGAAATTAGTCAAGAAGATGGCACTGCTTAAGAGAAGAAAAGAAATACAAAGGAGAGCTAGGGCTTTAGAAAAGCCCAGCTTCTCTATTCTTAAAGGTGCTCGTAAGCCTATTGAAGGTGCTCCTATTATTAGTGAGGATATACCAGTAGTTGATGCTTCAGAATATACTTGGAGTATAAATGATTAGAATAAAAATATGGTGTTAAGTTATAAAAAAGGTAGTTTTACACAAGAGGAATTAAGTTGGGCTGTAAGTTTGATTGAGGCAGAATTCAAAAAAAAGGAGAGAAATACTCCTGAAAAGATGTCGGAACTTATACGTGAAAACTTTGATGTCAAGTGTAGCGAGCATGACATACTTAATTTCTTTAAAATCAATGAAGATTATGATAGGGAAAGCAATAGAATCGGATGTGGATATAGTCTTGAACCTGAAGTTAATTCAGGAACTTGGACTGACCATTAATGAATATCTCATTCTTTACAATATTGCTAACAATAATCAAATATCTAGTATATTTAATTATAGTCTTAAGGATGTTGTAAAATTAGAGAAAGAAATGTTTCTTAAGATTACTCATAATGGAGTATTCTTAAGGACTAAAGCTGAGGCATTGTTCTCAGTTGTTGGCGAGGATTATTTCGCTAGTTGGTTGGAGAAGTATCCAATCAAAGTAACTAAAAGGAATGGTGGTAGTAGATCACTAAGTCCTGCAAGTGCAGACACAATCTTAGGTAAGACTTTGAGGAAGAAGTGGGATACTTTGTTCAAGAAAGATACAGAGTCCCAGAAACGAGCTATTTTAGTGCTTGAATTGCAAGTAACAGATATGACTAGGTCAGGAGATCTAGAATATATGGTTGAAGCAAGACGATGGCTAAATGAAGGCTATTTCGAGAAGTATGAATACCTGGTTGATGAGCAAAAGGATAGAAGTAAGTTTGAAAATGAAGATTTTTATTAAATGGGGAAGGTAGAAGAAAGAGTAAAACAACTTCGTCAAATTAAGGAGGATAAAGATAGCGGCAAGATATTTTGTCTACCGTTTCAGAATTATCCTAAATTATGTAAGTCTGTACCTGGGATAGTCCCGGGTATGATAACAATGATTACTGCAGGTAGTGGTATTGGTAAGACTCAAGTGGCTAAAGCTTTTTTTGTAAGGGAACCTTTAGAATATGCTGTTAAACACGGTATAAAAGTAAAGATATTTTACTTTGCATTAGAAGAAAGTTCACAAGAGTTCATAGATACTATGATCTGTAATTATGTGTCTAATAAGTCTGGAGTTCACTTAGATCTCTTAACTCTTCAAGGATTTAGAGATAAGTCTTTAGAGGGTAAGGAGCTATTGAGAATAGAAGGATTTGTAGACGAAATAGAAGAATTGTTAGAGAATGTTGAGGTCATTGACTCAGTATATAATCCTACTGGTATTTATAAGTACTGTAGAGATTATGCTGATAAGAATGGTACTCATCATTTTGAAGACAGAACGTTTATTAAAAAGAAGAAGGATGGTACAATAGAGAAGGAGATAGTTAAAGTATACTCTCACTATGTACCTAATGATCCGAATCAAATCAATATAGTAGTAGTTGATCACATGAGTTTGTTAGCTCCAGAGATGGAGGGTACAAAGTTATCAACTCAACACAGAACCATGGCTAAATGGAGTACTGATTATGCCTTAAAGCAAATCACTAAACATTGGAACTGGGCTGTATGTAATGTAATACAACAAGAGCAATCTGGAGAACAAGAGCAATTCACTCAACGTGGAGAGAGTATTCAGAAGAAAACTGAACCTTCACTTGCAGGATTTGCGAACAACAAGGAAATTCAAAGGGATGCTAAGGTTATATTAGGTGTTTATTCACCAGATAGATATGGATTTGATGACTATCATGGGTATGATATAAGGAGGTACAGAGATTCTTTTAGAGCTGTAAAGATTCTAAAGAATAGATTTGGCCCTCCTAATAAGTATCATCACTTTTTATTTGATGGAGCAACAAATAGGTTTGCAGAACTGCCAAAAGCAAACGAGACCGCCAATTTGGTTAGGTATGAACAAAAGGCAGATAAATTAAACGGTAGAATTTAATGGCATTAGGAAGAAGAGAGAATGAAGGAAAGCTCAGATGGAGTTTAGTTTCATTCACGGCGTTGGCACCTATGGTGAGAGTATTGATGTTTGGATCTGAAAAATATGATGATCATAATTGGAAGAAAGGACTGAAGTATACTGAAATCATAGAGAGCCTTCAGAGGCATATAATAGCCTTTTTAGAAGGAGAGGATGATGACCCAGAGAGTAAGTTATCTCACATAGGTCATATGTTTTGTAATGTAATGTTCTTAAGTTATATGACTATATTTCGTCCAGATTTGGATGATAGACATAAAGACGATAGAACAGTATTGGAGGAGCAAGAGAAATATGAATTAGAAAAAAAACAAAGTTTTAGATGAATATGAATAATAATTTAACAACAATATGGGCACCAAAACAAGTCATAGCAATTGATTTTGACTTAACAATCTGTGATTCAAAGTACCCTTTATTGGGTGATAGAATTAAAGGTGCTAAGAAATATATCAATAAGCTTCATGCTGAAGGATATGGTATAGTAATTAATACCTGTAGAACAGATACAGAGGCACATATGGCAATTGAATGGTTAGATGACCATGGTATAAATTACCATTATTTTAATTGTAATTTTCCATATCGTATTGATCAATATAGACAAGATTGTAGAAAAATATCTGCAGATTTGTATATAGATGATAAGCAGATAGGAAAATTGCCATCTTGGAAAGAAATTTATAAATATATAAAAATAACATTAGTATGAGTGATAATAAAGAAGAAACAGTAAAAGCAGTAAGATATTCAGTATTAGTTAGCGGTGACGGTGATGTATACAACAGAATAGCAGGAACAAGAGAATTTGTAGAGAATACATTACTTAACATGGGTGCACCATTTAAATGGTCAGACTCTAAGCAAGATTTTATTCATGTATCTAAAATGCATGATTTGCATTTGGTGAATTCAATTAAAGAGGATATTACCTTTGTTAATTCAATGGAAGATCTTCAAGCATTTTTGAATAGTGCCTTGTTAGGAGAATATTACAATAGAATAGAAGAATAATGAAACCTCTTACATGGTGGGGTTATGTTCATGCAGAGTCCGGAGATAGAATAGTAAAGAGATTCTTTGGTGAAACTGATTTATATGAAGCTAGAGGTTCTAACTTTTGTAAAGATGTTTATGGACCATTTGGTGCTGATGATGTACTAGAAGCTAATCTTGTATATAAAGATTTTGTTAATAGAGAATATATGGATGCACCGCGTTCACGCCCCTCTCAAAAAGAGAGAATTAAATTAACATTTGGAAGATGAAATATAGAGATATTGAAATAGGTAGCGATGTTGCTTATCATATTTATAAGAAAGATACTAAGGGAAAAATAAGATTCCTTAGAATACAAACTAATGGTGATGAGCTAGTACAAGTATCCGGAATAGAGGGTAGTGAGAAAGCTATGACACATAGTAAAGTTTGTAATCCTAAGAATATAGGTAGAAGCAATGAAACTACTGGTGCAGAACAAGCTGTATTGCAAGCTAAATCTAAGCTTAAAGAGAAACTTAAGTCTGGATATTTTGAAACAATACATGCGGCTGAAAATGAAGTAGTAATACTTCCTATGTTAGCTAAGAGTTTTAAACCAGAGGAACATAAGATTGATTGGATGTTAGCTAAGGCACAACCTAAATTTGATGGACAGAGATGTTTAGCATTTTATGAAGAGGCTGGAGTTAGGCTTATTTCTAGGAAAGGTAATCCTATTGACACTATGCCACATATTGTAGAAGCATTGGTCACTTTAAACCTACCAGTAGGGACTATTCTTGATGGGGAATTATATGCTCATGGATTAAGTTTCCAGGAGAATATGAGACTCATTAAAAAGAATAGAGGTGAAACTTCATTACAAGTACTTTATCATGTTTATGATAAAATATCTGATAAGCCATTTGCGGCGAGACATGGTGAATTACAAACTATAAAATGGTATGTTCAAAATTATGTTATTCCTGTTGAAACAGTTAATGTAATCAATAGGAGAACTCTTAGGTTATATCACGAAAAAGTTGTATCTTTGGGGTATGAGGGGACAATGTTACGTTGGGGAAATGAGGGCTATAAAATTAATGGGAGAAGCTCACATTTACTTAAAAACAAAGATTTTATTGATGTTGCAATAAGGTTAGCAGAAGTTGAACAAAACGATGCTAATCCTTTACATGGAACACCTGTCTTTAGATGGGAAGGAGCATTGAATAATGAACTTAGATCCGGAGTTAAAGGTAGTCATAAGTTTAGAGAAGATTTACTAACAAATAAACAAGACCATATAGGTAAGATGGTAGAGTTAAGATTCTTTGAATATAGTGAACAAGGAGTACCAAGATTCCCAGTAATGGTTGGATTTAGAAATGATAAATGATATGGAAATAGTATGGACATGTAGTAAATGTGATGGATTAAATGTTGAACGTCTTGAATCAAGATGGGTTGATGCTAATACTAAAGAGTATAAAAGTGATGGCCCTGATATGAATGAAGATACTTGGTGTGCAGATTGTCAAAATCATACGCCATTAAAATTAAGAAAGTAGATGAGTAAATCACATGTAACGATGGAACAGAAGATGTGTCCAGTAACAGGAGAGATATGGGATACACAATCCTTATTGTTTGATAAACAACTTCGTAAGAGGTTTGATATGAATACTGTAACAGGATATGCATTTTCACCGAAAGTTCAGGAGCAGATAGATAAAGGCTTTGTAGCTTTAGTTGAGATAGACGAGAAAAAGTCTACCGCTAAAGATGGTAAAGCTAAGATGGAAAATGCTTGGAGAACAGGAAGATTATGTTATCTTAGAGAAGAGATAGCAAAGAATATATTTGGAGAACAGATTCAAGAGATGAATTTCATCAATGAGGATCAGTTTGAAAGAATAGTAGAAATGGAGAAAAAAATAGAAAAGAATGATATTACCGAAGGAGAGAAAAGCACCAAAGATGATAGATCCTAAGAGACTATTATTATTTGGGCAACCAAAGAGTGGTAAGACCACTATCATTAATGAATTAGATGATTGTTTGATAGTAGATACTGAGAAAGGTTCTACATATGTTAATGCAATGTCTGTTGAAGTTAATAACATGGATGATTTTAGAGAATTAATGAAAGCTCTAAAACAAGCTAAGATAGATAATGACGGCAAAGTGCCGTACAAATTTATCGCAATTGATACACTAACTGCATTTGAAGAGATTTCTCTTGATTATGCACGTAAGTTGTATAATAATACTCCTATGGGAGCTGCATTTAAAGGGGACGTAAGAACTCTTCCTAATGGTGCGGGATATTTATATGTAAGACAAGCATTTATGAAGATGCTTAAACCTTTTCAAGACTATTGTACTACATTAATTATGATAGGACATATCAAGGAGAAGGACATACAAAAAGATGGTGAAACTATGACTGAGAAGTCTATTAACTTAACTGGTAAACTCAAAGACATTCTTTGCGGCTGGGCTGACACAATAGGGTTAGTTTACAGAGATGAGAATAAAACAATGATTGACTTTGAACCATCAGAAAGCTTAATAGTAGGCTCAAGACAGCAACACTTGATAGGTAACAAAATATGTGTTGCCGTAAGTGATGAAAACAGGAAGCTCGCCATAGATTGGGGAGAAATATTTATACAAAAATAGAAAACAATAAATGGATTTTAATATAACGTTCGGAACAAGAAGAGTAACCAGAACTGGTGCTTTTCAAAAATATAGTGATCAACCAGTAATTACCGTTGAAGGTGAAAAGGAAGCTGGTAAGAGTAGAAGAATGCTGTTTAACAAGACAGCAATGGATTTAATGAATCTTGATGAAGGAACTGGACAAGAGATCTTGTTTGGTTTTGTTGAACAAGATGAACAAGGCAACAGACACCTATTAGTAGGTAATGTTACTGGTATTGCTGGTATGGCTGATGAAGTAACTTATACTACTTCTAAGAATAGAATTGCTTTTGAAGATTCTAAAGAGAAAGGTAAAGGTCTTTCAAGTAAAGTGCTTATGAAAGAAATTAATGATTTCTTAGAGGTTGAAAAGACTACTCAACATGAATATAATCTTGTACCTTTCAATAAGACTGGTATGCCAGAAATGGGATTCCCACTTTTTGAATTATTGAGAGTTGATGCAGAAGTTGCTTCTCCATCACAGAATGATAATTTAACTCCGGTTGAGCCAATAAACATTCCTTCTGATATTCCTTCTTTAGATGTTGAGGCACAAGAAGAAATAGATGTAGAGCAACATCAAAATGCAATTGATGCAGGAGCTAATACTCAAAATGAGGATGTAGATTTTTAATAATAATTTAATAAATAAATATATATAGTATGGCATTTGGTAAAACAGAAGACATTAAAGAATTTGAAGGTAGAAAGTATTACACTGGAGTTGATAACTTCCTTGTAACATCTGTAAATCCTTCTAAAGATGATTTAGAGGCTCTATGGGGTCGTGAAATCCAATTTACTCCTGAATATTTAGGTACTCAGACAGTAAGTGATGCAGATGGTGAGAGAGAAGCTAAGCAAGTGAGAATTGACTTCTTCGTAGCTAATGATGGTGATGATGATATTAAAACAAAAGTATCTTTTTATGTTATTGATACTCATCACAAATCCCAAACTGGGAAATTGAAAGTAATCAATGCTTTCGGAGACGAAGCCTGGTTAGAAGAGTCTCATAATAAAGCTGGAACAATTCCACCTAATATGAGCTGGTATGCAAATGATGGTGTTAAGG